GATCTGGTGTGTAAGCATTAGTTAGAAGAGCTACTTTGATTGTATCTGTATCCCAATCAATCTCCTTATTTAGTGCTTGTGAAAGAAACTGTCCGTATAGTTTTGATGGCATGAGCGATTACGCTCCTACTCGTTCAACAATTGCAAATGCATCTGCATCTGCGACTGCGAAACCACGACGAATGCGAGTCTTCAAGACTACACCGTCACGAGCAAATTCTGCATCACGTGAAAGAACTGACTCAACGCCACCACGAACACCATTAATAAGCATTTGACGGTTTCCGACAATGAGCAATGGGTTTCCTGCTGGTGATGCTGATGCTGCTGCTGATGTTGCTGCACCGTATGAAATTACCAATGGATATCCAAATAGAGATCCTGGTGTTCCTGCTAGTGGATCTGGTAGAACTAGGTCAGCGTTACCCTTGACCATTCCACGAATTTCCTTAAGCATCTTTGGGTGAGCCATCCATACTGTGTTTGCTGAATCAAACTTACTTGAATCTTCAACAATACCTAGAGCACTATTAAGCTGTGCATAAGTTAATGCTGTAGTTGCTGTAATTAGGTTTGCTCCTGCAGCACCTGGTGAAATTGCACGGTATAGAGATGTGTACGGCTGACCGTCATCTCCATCTGCTGCTGATGTTACGCCAAGGCAAGCATTATCAAACTTGCGTGCCCACTTTGATGCCCACTCACGCTTATACACTGAAAGTGTATCTACGAGCTGGTCATTTACATCTTCTTCTGAAATATGCATCAACTGTGCATACTTGCGTGCTGTCAATACGATCTCGTCAAGAGTTGGTGCTGATGCAGGAATCTCATCGCCTTCAGCGACTACTACTGGTGCATCTCCAACAAAACGAGGTACTGACTTTGTACGTGAAGCCATTGCTTCACGACGAGCAAAACGTTCTACAGCAGAATTAGCAAGAAAGTCCTGGATTACAGTTGACCCTTGCTCTTCTAGAATATAGCCGTTTGCCTCTGTTAAATCTGTTCTTGAAATCGGCATTTTATCTCCTTGATAAATTAGATTATTAAATTGTAATTAGGTAAATCGTCCAATTTGCCTATGAAACTTTAGGAACGTCCGTTGCCTACAGTATAGGACAAGTATAGCAGATTTCTTTAAATCTTACCTAATATCTTACGTGCCTGCAGTTCTGTTGCTGAAATTCTTGTGTTAACACTAGTAGATGCAGCAGTATCTGCTTGTCCACCAACTCTTAACTTTGGATCAAAGATTTCAGGTAGGTCATTCTTTAGTGATGCTATCTGATCATCAAGACCAATAACTTCATTGTTCTCATCCAGAGAAAGTTGATTAAAATCAATAAATCTCATAAAGCGACCAGAATCTTTGATTCCATTAGCCTCAAAATTAGACTTAACTTTTTCTTGAAGAAGCTTAGATGAATAACTAGCAATTGTTTCTGTACTAGTCTTTAGATCATTCTCTAGCTTTTCTTTTTCTTCTCTGAATTTCTTTGCCTCAGCCTTGGCACGCTCTAACGCACCAAGGACTGCAGCTGGATCTTCTATTTTTACTTCTTCAACCTGTGTATCAGATTGTGGTTGTGTCTGCTGTTCCATTTACTATCCCCTGTTCTCGCAACACATTGTTTGTGTTTGTATTTTGTGATAAATCAGTTAGTGATGATTCTTGTGCAGCCATCGCTGCTGCTAGTTCTGTATCGTATCCCATCTCTATAAGAACTTGCTCAAGAGTAACACCAACTACACGCTTCTTTACTGCAACTTCCCAAGCATCCAAACTAGCAAGAGATTCTGCTGGCTCCCATACAACATAGGCACCAGAATTAATTCCTTGAACGAGAAGAATAAATGAGAACATGTCTCTCCAAGCATTACCAAATGCTATTTGGCGATCCTGAATCTTTTTAATTAGTGGAGCTTCTGCTGTACGCAATGCTTCTCCACTTGGAATGTTTTGCTTCTCAAAATAGTGAAGCGGAGTACTTGTAATAGATGCCATTGAACGAACGAATTCGCTAACTGGTTCTGTAAATACTTTATGATCTGCTGGAGCAAACTCTCCAACCTTTGAAACACCATTGAGATACCAAAGTTCTCCAGGACCATTCTTTAGGCGACCAAGATTTTCATCTACAGTGCCAGTCTCATTAAAGTCTTCATACTCAGCACCGTTGCCACCAGATGAAAGTGCATAACGCTGTGGAGCACCCTGGTAATCAACAGTAGTCATGTGAGTTGCAATCATTTTGTTAATTGCATCTTGTGGACCGTAGGCATCTAGGTGCTCTGGGCGACCATACTGCTTAGTTGTACGGAAATGGAACACAGGAACTTCATTCCATGGGTTCTCAATTGTTTCTAGAAGTGTAAATCCTGTTACAGATGCAATATTCTCAACTTCTCCAAATGTTGCGTACTTTTCAATACGATCTGGATAATACATGTTCATTTTAGTAATGTTCTTGCCCTGTGCATCAGTAGTTTGCCACAACTTACCAGCAAAACGCTTAATTCTTGGGTTTTCGTCATCATAAATGATAATTGTTGTTAATGGTGAGTTGTAATCAACTGTGATTTCTCCAGCCACGTCAGTCCAAACGATTCCATAAGCATCACCATACATCAAAGCGTTGCGGTGGATCTCGTTTGCATCTAACTTTAGGTCATTCTTTTCCCAAATTTCATTAATGACTGCACTTTCTTGCTCATTCATACCAAAAATGTTTGCAATTTCTAGTCTATGGCTTACAGCATCAACAACTGTCTTAGCAAAATTAAATCTAAAGTGCTTGTTGTCTTGTCTAAATAGTTTTAGCCAAGTCTGGTTTGTAAAAACTTCTCTTTGAACAGCATCATAATATGATTCTGCTGTCATGTAGTGATCTCTGCGATCTAGAATTCCATCTAGTGCAATTTTAATATCAGACATATTCTCTCCTTAGATAATTGATCTGTTTTGTTTCTAACTTTACTGCTTTATTATCCAAGAAGTACAAGATACCAGAAACAACAGAGTCTAGTACGTCCTCATGGCTTATTTTAGGAAATGAATACATCTGTTCTTCCAAAATTGGGAAGTGGGCAGTGTGCTTCACCTTTCCTTGCTGATAAAAGTTTAAAGCTTTGCCAGCACGTATCTGCTTAGACAAACTCTGACTCTTTGATCTATATTTTGCGGGAACGTTCTTAAAAACATCCTTCCACAAATCTCCACCTTGGTTTACTTCAACATAAAGAACACCTACATCGTATTTGTCTACAAGGTATGCAACTCTTTCTGCCATTTCAGATGGCGACATCTTTACTTGTTCTGCATGACGAACATATATATTTTCTTTACCTAGGTCATCAACACCTCTTGATAAAACAGATATGCCAGTATAGTCAGAAACTTTTCCTTTTGTTACAGCTGGGTCAATGGAGATAATTGTATTTCCAAAGTCCTCTGGCTCTTCAATCAAAACATCCTGGTTTGTCCAAAAAGTACCGTCAGTATTGATTGGACGGTTCATGTAGTTCTTAGCAAAGTCACGAAGATGACGCTGTGACTGTAGCCATTCCAATGACCACTTCTCACTCCAAACAGAGCGTTCTGACCCATCATCATTAGTCATGATAGCTGGATAGTAGTGTGCCTTTACGTTCTGGTCTTTAATCCAGCTAAGCTCTGGGTCATCATACTCTTCAGCATACTTACGGAACTGATCCATAACAGAGTTAGGCATAGTAGTAGTACCCACAAAAATCATACGAGCATAGATGTTCATAGGAGCAATATCATCAAAGACAGTGTTCTTCTGCTGACCAGCCTGGTACTCAGAGTAGTTCTTTTCGCCCTTTTCAATATCATCTAAGATAATAAGGTCTGGGCGTTGTCCAAAGACTTTCTTACCTAGTGAGTTGGTGTCAATACCGTTAGCGTCAAAAATAAAATCATTAGACTGAATAATACGCCACGAGTTAGAAGCCATAGCACGTCCTGAAGATCCCACGATTTTAGGTTTGCAAATTTCTGGATAATCCATTTGTAAATATTCATTTGACTCCAGTTCGTTCTTAAAGGTCATAAGGTGAGTTTCGGCTTGAGAGGCAGCATCAGAAAAGGCAGCAATAAACTTGACGTGTCCATGACAAGCAGCCCACATAGGAAGAATAAGAAATATCCAAGTGGATTTACCACATTCACGAGGAGCGATAAAAGCATCTCTGTTCTCCTTTGGTGCTTGAGGTTTATGAATCCAGGACTTGCCATATTCAGCAAGATCCCGATGGAACTCACTGAGTGTTATCTCTCCGTTAGGGTTCATAAGGTGGTGAGGAAGATAGGTAAGGGCAAATAGCATAGGGTCATATTTTGTAAGTTCTATACGACCATCAGATATGCTCAGTAGTTCTACTGGAACATCTTTTAAGAGTTCAGTTGCTAACACGTTTCTTCCCCTCTTTTAACAAAATCTCTATTTCATCTTCTTCTTCTTCAACCAGATGTGCATATTGATCTTTTACATCTGCTTGAATAGTGTCCCATTTGTCTATTTGTCTGATCTTTCAGCTAGTATAAAGTAAAGATCATCCATGCGTAGTTCAAGTCTATTAATCTGATCTTTCATTGAGCTTCCCCCATTTGGTTTAAGTTCAGCTAAGGTTTTAATCATATATCTCATCATTCCAAAGAGGCCAGCAAAGACTGTTGTTATGATTACCCCAACAGCTCCTATTGCTTCTGGAGTCATGAAGTGCTCTCATTATGGTATGGATATTCATTTTGTGAGGAATATTCTTTGCAGACAGCGAAATTTGTAAAAATGTTTTCATATTGCGAGAGGGTACCCCCCACTATCACATCAATAGCCAATTGTCAAACCTTCAAACCTTTGTCTTTGATAAACTCATTTCTTGCTTTTGCTGAATTGAGCAAATCTATAATAGCCAGATCAGATCCATCCTTGCTTCTCTGCTCTTGGATAATAGTAGACTTTCCTTCAATAAGATTGATGGTTTGTATAGCCTTATGAACAGCACTTGATAGCTTATTCAAACCATCGCTATCCAGGCTATCTTGCATTAGGGCTTCTACACATCTATCTAATACTGCCTGTGCTGCTATTAGCTTCTCTTTGTCAGAGTAGAATACTTTCATATCTCCCGCCATTTTTGCGAGGGTATCCATAGTAGGCATTTCCAAACCTCTTTGTACAAACCATTTCTTTGCGGTATGGTAAGATTTAGGATATCCCATATATCTAAGAGTAGGACCAATACCCATTTCCTGGGCTGTTTCTATAAAGTCTGTAATTTGTTCTTCAGTAAATGTGCTATATCCCATAATATCCTCCAAATAAGGGTTT